GTAAGAAAAGTGTCACTGTCACTGCTTCCGATGAAGATGCAGACAAGTTAGGTGAACTGCTTAAAATGGCCGGCTTGTTTTCGAGCGAAGGCTACAGCTCAGTTTGCCAAAACTGTGGCGGTATACACGAAGCCAATGCTTGCGGTGCAGATCATGTCGAAGAAGACTTGGCCAACAGTCCAGACGAAATGTACACAGATGCTGATTACATGACACAAACCTTGTCAGGTGGCCTGAATCGTCCTAAGCGTGATCAAACTACTAACGGTATAGTTAAACTTGATCACGTAGCAGAGCAAATTAAAGAAACTGCCAACACACGCCTGTGGAACATGTATAAAACAGTAAAATAAAAATGAAAACACTAAAAGACTACCTGGAAGAAACTATTCGGCGATATGGTGCAGTGGGTTCCAGTCGCGGAATGGGTTACACTCTAGAAAGCGATCAACTTGACGAAATACTGGGACCTGACCAATTGTCTAAATTGCAAAGCATTAAATCGCAATTGCCAAAGGTAGGGGGTCAAAAACCCAGTGTTCCCACTGATGTTGATCGCGCAGAAGCTGACGCATGGTTAGCAGGACTAAGAGGTGAAACACCTGCTGCTGTTTCTTCTGGCGATGCTCCTATCAACTTTGATAGACCTGGTCGTCCACGTTCGGTATCGCATGGTGAACTGCAAAACAAAATAGCAAAGTTGAAGAACATCAAGGGTCTGTTAAAAAGCATTAGCAAAATGGAACCCCGGGCCACGCGAGCAGCTAACAAAGTTGGTGGTGCAGAAGAGATTGCAACTAAATCTCAAATGATGCAAGACATGATCAACAACTTAAACATCAGCTACACATCAGAACAAGAGTTAGATAGTATTGAACGCCGCATGGGTGAATACCTGCAACAACTGACTGCCAAAGGTGCTGCTTGGACACGTCCTACTCGTGCTAATAAACCCGGTGCTGTGACAATTATCAAACCTGGTGAAATAGCAGAAGATGATTTTGATGAAGGTTGGAAACAGAAAGTAGCAGGTGCTGCTCTAGCCGGTGCTGCTGCTCTAGGAGCTGGTGGTGCTCAAGCTCAGGCTACTGACAAGTACGATCCCAGTTGGCGACAATCCGGATATGACAATCATATCAGAAGCGATAGATCATTAACCAGAACCATGGGATCAGATCCCAGTAAAGATACGAATGATTTTCAAAGTCGTATTCAAAATGTAATAGGTCCCAATGCCAAGGGTGAGTACAAGGTAGTTGTTATACAGGACAATGATATAGTCAGTCATTATATAACCAAAACTCCTCCACCGGGCTGGTTATACAAAGAAGATGCTGCCAGCAACGATCCACTATTGGCCAAGGCCGTTGATCTTGCTCCTGTGAGTGCATTAGAAGAAAGCGCAGAATTACGACTTATACTACAACGAGCTAAGTTAATAGAATAAAAGGAATCATAAATGCCACAAGCAAACGTATATACATCAGTATCAGCACAAGCCTGGTTCACAGACAAATGCAAAATTGCCACAGGAAATACTGCTGTGACTTTTAACGTAGATCTTGTCTATCCAAGTGCCACTGGCAACCTGTACGGTAATTCAGTTTCTATCCCTGCAAACAATACACAAACAGTATTTGTAGGTGTAGGGAATAAACTTACTATTGCTGGTAGCAATTTTACTGCACAAGAAATTGGTACAACAAGCTCTGGCAAATACGCAGTACGCCAGGTATAAGGCAGCAACGTGCGAGCCAGAGAATTCGTTTCTACTAAAATAACTGAAACAGCAGATGTTAAAATTTCTCGCAGGCTTCAGGCAGGCACTCGCGGGTTGAATGTGTTTTCAAAGAAAATAGACACATATGACAGATTGTATGATTTGAATCGTTTGATGATGGCTGTGGCCAGCAGTGATGGAGTGAACCCAATCAAAATGGATGCTGAAAGTTGGGTAGGCAAACACAACACTACACACCCTTACACTCCAGAAGAACAGGACATGCTTAAATTGGCATACAAAGCTGCGGGATTAGAATATAAAGATTTGAACAAGGGTGATTTAGATAGCGAAGAAATGTCTGAAGTCAATACTGTCAGTCCAGTTAAAAGTTTTCGAGGCTATCCCAGATGAGAGCTAGAGAATTTATTCACGAAAATAAAAATAAATCTGTTGCGTCAGACGGAGTACTACCGCCAGAAGAAGCAGATCCCATGCGTTATACCTACATCATACCAGGGTTAAGTGCAGCCGATCCTTACAAAAACTATAGATTTGGTGTTGCTATGGCTCGTGCCAGAAGCGACGACGCTGATAAATTGAATCCACAGAACAACGCAATAGATCCGTTTAAACCAACCTGGGACGCAGATTCGGTATTTGGCGAGCACGGTCTTGTGGTAGGTATGAATTCTTCAGTAGAGTCAGTTATTGACCAAGCCTTGGCAATGACTAAAACTCCCGGCGGTAAAAAATTAGTCAGCACAGCCGCAAGCAAAGAGCCTGGGTTTGTTGATACACAAAGTCCCATAAAAGCCTTCAAAGGTTATCCAAGATAATAACTGCATATATTAGTTGTCTTGACTAAGTAAATGCATGGCAAATAACAATCTCAAAATAAAGTTTTACTACGATCATGTGCTATCCCAAGTCTATAGCGAAGGGCACAGCCCGTTTCATAAAACCATCACAGCTGATGTTGTCAAGCGTTTTGTTGATCCCTTGAACTTGCCCAAAACAGCCCGAATTATTGACCTGGGTTGCGGAACTGGTTATTTCCTTGACGAAATGAAAACCCGAGAATATACTAATACTACTGGTATTACCTTGAATCGCGAAGATGCTGAACTAGCACGACAAAATGGACACACGATTGTACAAGGTGACATGAATTTCTTAGACGATCGCGATGAATCAGTGGATTTGCTGTTTTCCCGTCACAGCTTGGAACATTCGCCGTTCCCTTATATAACTTTACTGGAATACAATCGTGTGTTGAAAAATAACGGACACTTGTACTTAGAAGTTCCGGCACCCAACTGCGAAGTCAAACACGAAGAAAATCGCAATCACTACAGCATACTGGACCGCACCATGTGGTTGCAACTGCTACAGCGTACTGGATTTGATATACAATGGTTTGACTACACGTTCCCTTTAGAGTATAATGACGAACGCGGTCAAGTACAAGAACACTATTATATTTTTGTGTGCCAGCGACGACGTAGTGTGGATGTAAAATAAAATGTCTAAGAACGAAATAAATCTAGTTAAAACTCCTTATGCCAAGATCACATACTCACAGCAACAAATAGATGAGTTTATGCTGTGTGCTGACCCCATAACAGGTCCGTTATACTTTATGGATAACTTCTTTTACATTCAGCATCCTACACAAGGACGCATGAAGTATCATCCATTTGAGTATCAAACAAGACTAATCGAAGTGTATCATAACTATCGCTTTAGTATCTCCATGATGCCCAGACAGACTGGTAAATCCACAAGTGCTGCTGGTTATCTACTATGGTATGCCATGTTTGTGCCTGATAGTACAATCCTTGTAGCAGCACACAAATACACTGGTTCGCAGGAAATCATGCAGCGTATCCGCTATGCTTATGAATCAGTACCAGATCATATTCGTGCCGGAGCCACTAACTATAACAAGGGCTCGATAGAATTTGATAACGGCAGCCGTATAGTTTCAGCTACAACAACTGAAAACACAGGCCGTGGTATGAGTATCTCCTTGCTATATGCAGACGAATTTGCATTTGTACGCCCTACCATTGCCACAGAGTTCTGGACTTCTATCTCACCTACTCTGGCAACTGGTGGTAAAGCAATTATTACATCAACGCCAAACAGTGATGAAGATCAATTTGCGCTGCTGTGGAAAGGTGCCAACAAGTGCGAAGATGAATACGGAAACCCTACCCTAGTAGGACAAAACGGATTCAAAGCATATCGCAGCTTTTGGAACGAACATCCTGACCGCGATGAATCCTGGGCACAGCAACAACGTGCAGCCCTGGGAGTGGATCGTTTTCGCCGTGAAATGGACTGCGAATTTATCATTGCAGACGAAACACTGATAGCACCTGCCAGACTGATTGACCTAGAAGGACGTAATCCCCTATACAAGACAGGCGAAGTGCGCTGGTACAAAAAACCACAAGCCAATCGTATATACGTTGTAGGACTAGATCCTAGCCTGGGCACAGGTGGCGATCCCGCTGCCATACAAGTGTTCGAAGCCAATTCAACAGAACAAGTAGCAGAGTGGCGTCACAATCGCACAGACATTCCTACACAGATACGCATACTGGCCGACATTATACGCCATCTCAACGATGTGGTTAAAGATCCTAAAAGCATTTACTATTCTGTAGAAAACAACAGCATCGGTGAAGCTGCGCTGATCAGTATAAGTGAATACGGCGAAGAAAACATACAGGGGTATTTCCTAAGTGAACCTGGCAAAGGCCGCAAGGGATTTAATACCAGTAATAAACCCAAGTTGGCAGCCTGTGCAAAATTCAAGCACTTGATTGAAAGCAATAGAATGACAATATCCAGTGCCAGTATGATAACTGAACTCAAAAGTTTTGTTGCACACGGGGTAGGATATGCTGCCAAACCGGGCGAAACGGATGATTTGATTATGTCCACCTTGCTGGTAGTGCGTATGCTACAGGTATTACAAACTTATCATAGCGATCTTGACACACAAATGCGCGATCACCAAGATGAAATGATTGCTCCTCTACCGTTCGTTATGACAATGTAATAAATACACGATGCAAAACTCTACTCCAACCCAACTATACGATTTACTAATAACCCGGGACTTTGAACCCAAGTTAAAAGATGTGTCTGGACCAGGCCCATCTGGAAAAGATGTAATAGATCCGTCTGAAGCGAATCTGTTTACATTTGACTGGAAAACTCAAAGCAAAAACTACGGCACAGTGGTGATCTTGATTGGCCAAGACAGAAATCTAAAGATTTTCTTTGGTGACAATATTGGTCGCAGCATGGACCGCGGAGACAAAGATGCTTGGTACGAGTTCCTTTATCAGCTCAAGCAATTTACTGTACGCAACAACTTGCTGAAGTTTGACATAGAAAATATCAATCGATTAAAGTACAACATACAGGGCATGGCTGCCATCAAGGAAGGCCTGTTTGAGGGCTACTATGGAAATAAAAAGATCAGCTACAGTGATCAGCCCAAGCAAACACGCTTGGTAATCAAACACAACCGAACCCTAGGTGAAGGTGATGCACGTTTTCGTTATGTTGAAAGCTTGTTTGTTGAAACCGGTGATGATCAGAGATTCAAGTTGCCGTTTACCAATCTGATTGGTGGACGAGCCATGGCACGCCATGTGTCAGAAGGTGGTACACCCTACGATGCATTTGGTCAGCACATCTGCGAAATAGTTAAAGAAATGAATATTCTGGGCAAGTTTGTTCGAGCCTCCAAGCACAAACACTTTGACGGTGATGCTGGTGTTCTTGCAGAAACAGCTATTCGTCATTATCAAGCTCTCAAGGCCAAGGCCAAGCGTATAATCAGCCAACGCGGCTATGTTATGGAGATACAAAGTTTTGACCCAGCAGAAATTTCTGAAGCTGATGCCATGGCCGAAGACATCAGAAACATGTTTATCGAACAGAGTTTGGATTCCAGAATTGAAGAAGCTATTCCACTGTTGGCCAAGCTGTCTGTGCGTAAAGATAACAACATGAAAGAAATTGCCGAATTTGAATCATGGGCAAACACAGTAACAGAAGGTACTTGGTCAACTCCGGATACTCCTGAATCAGAAAGTAAATTACAAGAACTGATGGCTCAAGAACTTCCAGTGGGTGCAGATGCAACCAATGCCACTGAACAACTGTATGATATCTTAGGCGATGATCAGTTATTTGATCAATTGACAGAATTGGCCGCCAGGGATGCCAATGCTGACGCCAGACCCTTGATTCAGGCCAGATTGGCAGAGTTAGGAATCAATATTGAAATGCCTGCTGACGAAGTTCCTGCACCAGCCGAACCAGATGCTGCTGCTACTCCGCCCGCAGATATGCCGGATCCTGCAGCTCCACCAGTTGATCCTGCAGCGCCGCTACCAACAGATGTACCAAATCTAGATCCCGATGCTGAGACAACTTCGGAAGATCTTGACACCGACGGAGTCATGATGACCAAGCAAAGTAACATGTCAAGTGAGAGTGTTGAGCGTGTTATAAGATTGGCACAATTGCTTAGATAAATTTACCATTTAATGTTGCTATACTAAATACTTTCACGTATACTCAGTGTTAGTATACGTTTGTATGTATATTGTAAATCAACTTTAAAAGGCAACTTAATCATGGCATCTTTAGCAGAAATCAGAGCACGTCTAGCAGCAGCAGAATCAAACAAAGGCGGCCAATCGTCAAACGGTGGCGATAACGCAATTTACCCACACTGGAATATGGAAGAAGGTGCATCCGCACTGTTACGTTTCCTTCCAGACGGCAACAACAAAAACACTTTCTTTTGGGTCGAACGAGCAATGATTCGTTTGCCGTTCAACGGTGTCAAAGGTGAGATGGACACCAAACAAGTACAAGTGCAAGTACCTTGCGTAGAAATGTGGGGCGAAGCATGTCCTATTCTTGCAGAAGTACGTACTTGGTTCAAAGACAAGTCATTAGAAGAAATGGGTCGTAAGTACTGGAAGAAGCGTAGTTACGTGTTCCAGGGTTTTGTTCGTGAAAACCCAATTGCAGATGACAAATCTCCAGAAAATCCAATCCGTCGTTTCATCATCGGTCCACAAATCTTTGCAACTATCAAGTCAGCCTTGATGGATCCGGAACTTGAAGAAATGCCAACAGACTTGTTGCGTGGCCTGGACTTCCGTGTTGCTAAAACCAGCAAAGGCGGATATGCAGACTACAATACTTCAAAGTGGTCACGTAAGGAATCAGCATTAACTGAAGCAGAACAAGCAGCCGTTGATAAACATGGTTTGTTTGATCTTTCAACATTTATGCCAAAGAAGCCAACTGATGTTGAGCTTAAAGTCATGAAAGAAATGTTCGAAGCATCTGTTGATGGTCAGCCTTATGATACAGAACGTTGGGGTCAGTACTTCCGTCCAGCTGGTGTTCAAGCACCTGCAGGATCGTCAACTCCGGCTACCGCACAGGCATCTAAGCCAGCACCTGCAGCAGTAGATGACGATGTTCCATTTGACGCAGACGAACCAGTGGCAGCAGCCGCTCCTGTAGCAGAAAACAAACCTGCTGCAATGAATGCCGAAGATATTTTGGCAAAGATTCGCGCACGTCAAAACAAGTAATAAAAGGAAAGGGGCCTTAGCACGGCCCTGATTAACTATAACAATGGTATATCTAATAGATTACAGAGTAGGGGGTATGGGGAATACCCTTTGCGCTCATATACTATACTCGTGTGGTAAATGCGATTTAAATTTAGACAACTTTTTTTCTTCAACTGGCGACGCTCATGCAATTAGAAAGATGTATAAATTTGGTATACTCCGTCCACTTCATATAATTGAACAACCAGAACTTGTTCCTGCAGACGGTTCTTGTATCTTAGAAATTAAGACTTCTTCGTGGTTTAAGTTATTAGAGATTAAAATGGGTTACAGTAAGTTCAGGCTTACTACCCCTACAATCGACAATATTTCGTCATTCTTTCAACTTGGCAATCAATCAATAGATGAAAAAAAACTCTGGACAGATTTTTACGAAAACATCAAAGATTCATCGTGGCCAGAATGTAATTCGTATGATAAAGTAATAAATTTACCGTTGCATATACGTAATGAAATATATGATAAGTATCAACCGGCTGTAGTTGATATCACCAATGACAATTTGTTGAGCCTATTAACTGAAGCATATTATGACGTAATTAACTCAATGGACCATACTCCGGAATTTGGAGGGGAATCGTATTTTCTGGACGACTATTTTAATAACAATTTGAGTATAGTAAAAAAACAAATTCAAGATAAATTAGGATGGCAATGGGATGATCAAAAAAGTGATCTTTTTTATAATCATACTATGAAAGTAAACCAGAAATATATAGATTGGCTTGAGTATATCAAGCTTCTCTATAAAGAAACAGTTAACAATACGGTTGTTAGAGTCGATTTAGAAACATGGGAAAAATCTTTGTTTTTAGCAAAAATTTGTCTGCACGATAAAGTGCATCCTGGCAGCATGCCTTGGTCTAGGATCAAAGATTTGACTACGAATAAAGAATTAATAGAAATTTTTAAGGAATAAATTATGGCAAAACCATTTGATGTATCAAAATTTAGAAAAGACATTACTAAATCAATCGACGGACTAAGCATTGGCTTCAATGATCCGACAGATTGGATTAGTACAGGTAACTTTGCCTTAAACTATCTCATTAGTGGCGACTTCAACAAAGGTGTACCACTAGGTAAAGTAACTGTATTTGCAGGTGAATCAGGTGCAGGAAAATCATATTTCTGTTCTGGCAACATTATTAAAAATGCACAAGCTCAAGGCATTTTTGTTATATTGGTTGATAGTGAAAATGCACTAGACGAAAGCTGGATGCAGGCCTTGGGTGTGGATACTAGTCCCGATAAACTACTAAAGTTATCAATGGCCATGATTGATGATGTAGCTAAAACTATTGCTACATTTATGAGTGATTACAAAGCACTACCTGAGGGCGAACGTCCTAAGATTCTGTTTGTGATCGACTCGTTGGGTATGTTGTTAACTCCGACTGACGTCAATCAGTTTGAAGCAGGCGAAATGAAAGGTGACTTGGGTCGTAAGCCTAAGGCACTTACAGCACTGGTTCGTAACTGTGTCAACATGTTTGGTAGCTACAACGTGGGCATGGTATGTACCAATCACACATATGCAAGTCAAGACATGTTTGATCCAGACGACAAGATCTCAGGTGGTCAAGGCTTTATCTATGCAAGTAGTATTGTTGTTGCTATGAAGAAGTTGAAGTTGAAAGAAGATGAAGACGGAAATAAGATCTCTGACGTTATGGGTATCCGAGCCGCTTGCAAAGTCATGAAGACACGCTATGCTAAACCTTTTGAAGGCGTCCAGGTCAAGATTCCGTATG